TTCTAAAAAGTAATAGATTTTAATTTTATTTATATTTTGTTATATTGTGTATATAATAAATAATTATGCCATTAACTCAATTAAATTTTCAACCTGGAATAGACACTGAAAACACGGCAACAGGTGCAGAAGGTAAATGGATTGACTGTGATAAAGTAAGATTTCGTAAAGGACTTCCTCAAAAAATAGGTGGTTGGACTAGATTTAGTGAAGACTATTATGTAGGAGTTGGAAGAAGTTTAGAACAATGGTATTCTTTAAATGGTTCTCGTTATGAAGCTATAGGAACTGATAGAAAAGTATATGCTTATGCTTCTGGAACTAGTCAAGATATTACTCCTATAAGAGAAACAGCTGCTCTTGTTAATGCTATTACTACTACAAATACAAGTGCTACTTTAACTATTTCAGATACAGCACATGGAGCTGATGTAGGTGATTTTGTAACTTTAAGTAATGTAAGTGCAAATGTAGGTGGAATTGTTTCAACTACTCTTGATGCTGAATATGAAATTTTAACTATAACAAATGTTGATGCTTATACTATTTTAAGTAGTGCAACAGCAACTTCTACAGTAGGACCTAGTGCTAATTGTACAGCTACCTATCAATTAAATATTGGTCCAAGCGAACAAACTTTTGGATACGGTTGGGGATCAGGAGCTTGGAGTGCTAGTACTTGGGGAACTGCCAGAACAACTTCTAATGTAACTCTTGATGCACGGTTATGGTCTATCAATAATTGGGGAGAAGATTTAATAATAACACAAAAAGATGGTGGAACTTATGAATGGGATACTTCAGGAGGAATGAGTGATAATAGAGCTACAGCTATTGCTAATGCTCCTACTAATTCTAGTTTATCAATAGTATCTACAGAAACTAGACATGTTGTCTGTATGGGTACAGAGACAACTATAAGTTCACCTGCAACTCAAGATAAAATGTTTATTCGTTGGTCTGATCAGGAAAATTATAATTATTGGACACCTAATGTAACTAACTCTGCGGGATCACAAAGAATAGCAGGAGGAAGTGAAATAAGATGTGCTCGACCTGCTAAAGGAACTATATTAGTATGGACAGATACTACAATGCAATCAATGTCTTTTATTGGTCCTCCTTTTATATTTGGCTTTAGACAATTAGGTAACGACTGTGGAGCTGTAGGATTAAATAGTGCGATGGTAATAGATGATGTAGCTTACTGGATGTCTGATGGACAATTCTTTAGATACGCAGGCTCTGTTCAAGAAATACCTTGTCCTGTATTAAATCATGTATTTGATAATATTAATAAAATTCAATATGCACAAGTCTATGCTGCACAAAATTCTAACTTTTCTGAAGTAATATGGTATTATTGTTCAAGTGCCTCTGATCAATGTGATCGTTATGTAATTTATAATTATTTAGAAAACTCTTGGTATTTTGGAACTATGGATAGAAGTACTTATCAAGATAATGGAGTTGAATTTAATCCTTTAGCTACAGAATATTTAGCTAATTCTAATGCAACTTCTTTTAGTACAATTAATGGAGTAACTCAAGGAAGAAGTTTAATCTACGCTCAAGAATCAGGAGTGAATGCTGATGGGGCTGCTTTATCAGCTTATATTCAATCAGGTGATGGAGATATTGCTGATGGTGAAACTTTTAGCTTTATTAATAAAGTTATACCTGATTTTCAAGATCAAACTGGAAATACTGTCATTACTTTAAGTGTTAAAGACTATCCTAATGATTCAGCAACAGTAGGAGAAACTTTGACAGTAAATAACACAACTAGGTTCGTTAATACACGTATTCGTGGTAGACAATCTAATATTAAAATACAAAACAATGATATTGGAGATAATTGGAGATTTGGTACTTTAAGAGTAAACATAAAACAAGATGGAAAAAGATAAATACACTATAAGACCAGCTCGAATATCTGATGCTGTTCGTATAAGAGAACTATTGAAAACGTGGCTTACAGAGGCTCCATTTAACTTTGGAAACACTAATAATACTAAAGCTTTAGAGAATATAGTATTTTACATTAAGAATAGTTTTGTTATAGTAGTAGAATGTGAAAATATAATTATTGGAACATTGGCTGCAACAGTTGATGAAACATGGTATAGTGACAAAAAGTTCATGAGAACTTTATGGTTACATGTTAATCCTAAACATAGAAACTTTAGGATATTTCGTTCAGTAATGATTGTTTTTAAAGAATACGCATTAGCTAATAAAGTGACTGCGATATGTGAAGTCTTTCAAGGTAAGGACGTTGAAAGAAAAGACAAGGCTTTTATTAAATTAGGATTTAAAGTTATCGGAGGAACTTATATAGTCAATGGGTAGTATTTTCAAACCAAACACAACTGTAGTACAGGCACCATCGCAGTCATCGACTAGCTATGATATTCCTGCTTACTTTAAAGAAATTCAAGAACGAACTTTAAGACGAGGAGAGCAAGTATTTGATCAACCTTATCAAGCTTTTACTGGTCAACGTATAGCTAACCTTGATCCTATGGAAACACAAGCTGCCGGTATATATCAAAATCAAATTTTACCTCAATCAGGACAACTTGCTGCAATAGGTGCTCAAACTTATGATGCTAATACTGCTGCCACTTATGCTAATCCTTATGAGAATCAAGTTATCTCAGGAGCTTTAGGAGATTTACAAGAAGCTTATGGTCAAACTCAAAAAGGAATGACTGCACAAGCAATTGGTGCAGGAGCTTTTGGTGGAGAAAGACAAGGCATAGAAAATGTATTAGGAAGAGAAAGATATTTAGATACAGTAGGAGATACATCAGCAAGATTAAGACAAGCTGGTTTTGAATCAGGTGCAAGTAGATTTATGCAAGATAGAGCAGCACAATTACAATCTGCTCAATCTCAAATAGGAGCTTTAGGACAATCAGCAGCAGGACTTGCTGGCTTCGGAACTCAAGCTCGTGGTATACAACAAGCTGGACTTGCAGAAGGATATCGTGACTTTATAGAAGAAAGAGAATATGCAGGTGGACAAGTTAAACAAATGATTGGTGCTTTATCAGGAGCTCCTATAAGAAGTTATGGAGAAGAAAGATCAGGATCAGTTGGAACACCAGTAGCTGGACCAAGTACCTTTGGTCAAGTTGCAGGAGCATTCACAGCTTATAACTCTGACATAAGATTAAAAGATGATATTAATTTAATTGGTAAATCTCCATCAGGAATTAACATTTACACATTTAGATATAAAGGCGATGATAAAAAATACCAAGGTGTTATGGCTCATCAAGTTCCTCATGCTTCTATTGTTAATGATGAAGGTTATCTAATGGTAGATTACAATAAACTCGATGTAGAGTTTAAGGAGATATAATGGCTTTAGAATTTGCACAAACAGATGAAGGTCCTCAAAAATTATCTTTTAGTAAAGATCAAGAAAGTAAATTTACTGAATCGGATAAAGCAGAACTAAAATCTATGAGAGATAAAGGTTATCTTACTTCTAAAGAATCTGAAATGGGTATAGAAAAAACTATTCCTGAAGAAGTAGTTAATGAAAAAGAAGTAATTAAAACTAAAGATGGTAAGTTTTCTATTGATATAATGGGAGCTTTATCTAATGTAGGAAATGTTGCAGGATCTGCTTTATCTAGTATAGGAGATTCCGCATCCGCTTTTGTTCAAGGTGTAGGATCAAATCTTTCTGCGATAGCAGAAGCTGTTCCTAATAAAATAGAAGAAATTGCCTCTGATCCTACAAAGAAAAAGAATTTTATGAGAGGTCTAGAAATTATAAATGCTTCTTCTGGTATAAAACCTATAGGTCAAGCTACGTCAACTTTTGGAGCTATTAGTGAAGGATTACTTAAAGCTGAAAAAGGATTCATTGCTACAGATTTAGCAAAATTAAAAGCAATAAATTCTAAAAAATCTGCAAGTTATATGTCTGGTAAAGAAAAAGCTTTATCTGATACTTATAAAAATTATGCTGATGATTTTGAAGCAGCAAGAAAAAATTATGCATCTATTGATACTCGATTTAATGAAGTATACAAATTAGCTAAAAAAGGAATAGAACCACCTACTGGTATAATATCAGCTACTTTTGCTCCTTTAGAAAAAGTAATAAATGAATTAGGTTTAAGTGAAAAAGCAGATAGTCTTTTAAAATCAATTGGAGAAAATAAAGAAACAGGTTTGACAAGAGAACAATCTATTGTTTTTAAAGAAATATTTGGAGCTGCTACTAAAAGACAAATTGTAGGTCAAGTAAAAGAATTATATCCTGTATCAAACAAAGATATAGAAATATTACTTCAAACTGTTGGAGATATAAATACAAGTCCTATTGCATTAAGAGCAATGGTTGCTGCTGAAAAAGCAGCTAAAGAAATTAATGATGTAGCTTTTAAGAAATCTTATGATATTGCTTTTGCTGGAGAAGGTAATGCTAATTTTAAAGCAGAATCACAAGACGCTGCTGCTGCAGAATTAGCTAAATTATATAAAGATCAAGTAAAACCAGAAACTTTAATTGAACTTTATGGAAGTTCAGAAAACCCTACAGCTTTTCAAATAGTAAATGCTAAATATCATCAAGATTTACAACCTGTATATAAAGATCAAGAAGAAGCAGGTGGATTCTTTGAAATGTTTAAAATAAGAGAAGAAGCGGCAGATAAAATACTGGAGGATGCTATTACTAAAGCACAAGAAGAAGCAGCTAAAGGAGACCTGCCAGTACCACCTGAATAATTAAAATGATATGGCAGAACTTAATGAAGCACAAAAAAAGTCAATTAATACTCTTGTATCGGAACAAGGTATAGATTTAGAATCAGCTACAGGTTTAATTACTGGTACTTTAACAAAAGAAGATTATTTATCTACTAGGCAAGTAGAGAAAAAAGAAAAAAATATAACTGATGTAAAATCTTTTCTTACTAGCGAAGGTTACGATTACGATTTAATTCAAGAAACAACTAAAAGTGTACTTAACAAAAAAAATGCGGCTTCTAATAGTGCTGCTGCAGATGATATTTCAGGAGAAAGTATGTATATGGACGAATATACTACTTCTCAAGGTGAGTTAGTAAATTTATCAGGAATTACTACTGATAAAAATAAAGAACTTCCAGCTTCAATTAGAACTAAATTAAGTTTTGCTGTTCCTAGAGATGACATTACTAAACTTGAAGCTAAAAGATTATATAAAGAATTTTTAATAGATGATAAAAAATTTGATAAAGATTTAGTTAATTCTTTAGATAATAAAATTCAATTTAAATATCAAGAAGTTGGTGGAAAAAAAGGTGAAAGATCAAGTACTGTTTTAATATATAGAACTCCTAAAGAACTAGGAGGAGATAATAAATGGACAGCAGCAAATACTCCTAGCCTTATTCCTAACTTAGGTGACCTTGGATCAATTAGTGGAGATATTATACCTATTGCTACAGCAGTAGCTGGTGCTATTGGTGGTAGTTTTGTGGGTCCTACAGGAACAGTTGCTGGTTCAGCTGGAGGAACTTATTTAGGAGAACTTTCAAAATTATATATAGGAAGAAGATTTTTTGATTTAAGTAAAGATCAAATGACAGATAAAGAATTTGATGCTTATGCTCAAAAAAGTGCATTAATAATGACTGGTGTTGATTTAGTTTTAACTCCAGCAATGTTAATTGCAGGAAGTGCTATTAAAAAAACAGTAATGGAAACTGCTAAAGATAGACTTTCATATGATTCTGTTAAAAAAATATTAAAAGGAGAAATTAATTTTGATGATCAAGTTATTAAAGATATAAAAATTGCAAGAGATAAAGTTTTAGAATTAGGAGTTCCTGAAGATTTAGCAAATGAATATTTAGCTTTAAGGGTAGCAAGAGCTATTCCAGGATCAGGGATAATTGAAAAAGGAACTAAAGCAGATTTAATTTATTCTAAAAAATTACAAGACCTAGAGAAAAAAATGACAGCAGCTAAAGTAGAAGATAGAGTAATTAAAAAACTATCAGGATTAGATGAAGTTAATATATCACCTAAAATGAAAGATGACTTAGTTACAAAAATAGGTGATGAAGTAAGAGAAATAAGAAGATTAGAAGTAGAGGCTGCAGAAAATGAAATAAGAACAGCAGAAGATATAGTAACTAAAAATTGGCAAGAAAACTTTTTAAAACCTGAAGTAAGAGCAATTGACGATTTAGGAGTTGTCTTTAATGATTTACAACAAAATCTTAAAACTTTATGGAGCACTGCTGATGATATAATTAGAAAAGAAGCTAATAATCTTCCAGTTATAATTAAACCTAAAGAATCAATAAAAATAGCTAATACTTTATTAAAAGATTTAGATGTTAAATTAATTGATAAAAAACCTAAACTTCCTAAAAAAGCAACCGCTGATGAAATAAAAGATTATAATAAAAAATTAGCAACATGGGAAAATGTTAATAATTTTGGTAGTTTTCTTTCAATTAAAGGAATGGTAATGTCACAAAAAGAAGCAATACAATTTATTAAAAAAGGATTAGCAGGAATAAAAGCTGGAGACACCTTAACTTATAAACAAGCTAGTGGTTGGAGAGCTTATATTATGAATGCTGAACAAAATTTAGATATATCTTCATCTACAAAACAACTTTTAACGAAAGCAAAAGGAATATTTCAAGATGGAATGGATGACGCCGTAATTAATTCTTCAAATACAAAAGCAATAAATGCAAATCAAACAATAAAAGATTTAGTTAATAATTATCAAGGCTCTGCTATTACTAAATTCTCTGACGAATTTATGATAGGTTTAAAACGTGATGGTGGATTTAATGTTAAACTTCCAGGAAATCAAAAAAATATATTTAATGCTTTTGTAGATAATACTCCTACTTCATTAAACAATTCTGCTAAATTAGGTAATATATTAAAATTACAAAACCTTACTACTAAAGGTGATATTAAAGGAACAATAGTTAAACAACAAGACATTAATAAAATAACTAATGCTCTATATGAAAATTATTATAATAAAGTAATTCCAAAAAGAGTAAATGGAAAATTACAAAAAACAGAGTTATCTCATGATGAATTTATAAAAAAATATGGAGAAAATTATAAACTTATTTTAGGAGATAATTTATATAATAAATTTGCTGGTTCATCTAAAAAAGCAATGGACGCATTTGAAAAGTCTGTTAAATTTCAAACTGAAACTATTGAAACTATTTCAAGAGATTTACCTGGTATTAATGTAAATGTATTAGCAAAAGATAATGCTCAGTCAGTTGTACGACATTTATATTCACGTATGAGAACTGATGATGTTGGAGCACTTGTAAAAAATTTAGAAAAAATTAATCCTCTTTTATTAAAAGATATAAGAACAACATTTTTAAATGACTTCGTATCTAAAACTAAATCTAATGGAACTATGAATGGTCAACTTTTAGATGATTTTTTAACAGAGTATAAACCTGTATTAGATGAATTATTTAGTAAAGATTTTACTGCTTCTTATAGAGATTTAGCTACTGGTTTAAAAACAATTCAAGAAACTATGGAGTTATCAACAACTCCTGGTGTTGCTGGATTAACAGAGCAAGCTAATAGAATAGGATTATTAATTGATATATTTGCTGGGCCTTTGAATCATAAAAGATTGATTCTAAATAGAGTAGCAAGAATACATGATGGTTTTGATATGGGTGGAGATAGTTTAGCTTTATTATTAGATTATAAAAAATTTATTGAAGCAGCGAAAAAGAAATTTTTAGGTGGAAATTATCCTAAAGCCTTTGATCAACTTGCTAATTCTAAAAGTATTAAATACAGAAGTTTATTTAGATCATTTTGGGATGCTTTAAAATCAACAACAACACTAGGTAAATTTGGTAAATTTGAAAGACCTAAAAATATTTTATATAATAGAATGAATACAAGGACAGCCCTAGGTTTAGAAGTTACTGAAGATGTTGGAGATTTTGAAGAAAAATTATCAAGTTCAGGAGCACTTTTAGGTTTGTCTTTGCCTAAAGAAGAAAGTGACTTTGATGTTGATCCTGCTGATTTACTTAATCAAATAGGTAATACTTTAGGAGTAACTATAAAAGATAAATCTAAAATGGCGGTAAATAGATTAATAAAAGGATTTAGATACCTAAAGAACTTAGGTTCTGAACAAATAGAAAAAGATTATGAAAAAGAAGATTATGAAAAAAAAGAACTTATAAAATAATGAAAAAAAGTACAACTTCAATTAGGTTAGACAACCATGAAAAACTGTGTAGGATAATGCAAAAACAAACTCACGATAAAATGAATGACTTATCAAAACAAATTAATAGATTGGAAAAAATATTAGTTGGAGCAGCAGGCTTAATGATCTCATTACTAGGTG